TTGATGAAGCAGAAAAATCTTATGAAGATGTCTATGGAATCAAAGCAGAAACATCTAAGGATGTATTTACTACAGAAGAAGAAGCAATAGACAGAGCAGAAGAAATAGGATGTGTAGGCACACATTCACACGAGCAAGATGGCAAAACAATCTATATGCCATGCAGAACTCATGCAGAGTACAACAGGCTAACAGAAGAAGAAAAAGCATTAGCTGATTTAGATTTAACACCATCAGATTCAATGGTTACAGAAGCAAAGCGAGGATTGGATTGGAGAAAGGAGTTCAATAGAGGGGGTACAGCAGTCGGTGTATCAAGAGCAAGAGATATTGTAAACAAAACAAGACTGTCTCCGAACACAGTTCTCAGAATGTTCTCATTCTTTTCAAGACACGAAATAGACAAACAAGCAGAAGGATTTGACAGAGGAGAAGATGGCTATCCATCAGCAGGAAGAATAGCATGGGCATTGTGGGGTGGTGATGCAGGATTCTCTTGGGCAAAGACTAAAAGAAATCAAATCATGAGAGAGCAAGAAAAGTCTGATGATTTTGAATACATAGAAGAAGCATGTATAGAACTTAAAGCATATCACGATGATGAAGAAGATGAGACTAAAGCACCAAGTTTGAGTGCATCAGTCAAGAAAGGTTTGCAAGGTAAAGTAGATAAACACAACGAAAAACATGGAGATAAAAAGGGTAAAAAAGTAACTCTTAGAATGTTAGGTGCTGTGTTTAGAAGGGGTATTGGTGCATATCGTACAAATCCAAGTTCAGTTAGACCAAGTGTGAGAGCAAGTGGTGGAGAGGACAGATGGGCATATGCAAGAGTAAATGCTTTCTTAGTAGCAGTTAGGACAGGGAAGTTCAGAGGTGGCAAGTTTGATTTAGACTTATTACCATCAGGACATCCTTTGAAGTCTAACTAGGAGTAACTATGCCTAGTACAAACAGGTCTAGTATATCTTTGGCAACAGCTCATGATATTGTAAGGGCATGGAATCTGCCTGAGATGAAAAGGCAAAAAGATGTTTTTGAATATCTAGGTTTATCAACTGATTCAGGAACGATGTCATTTTACAGGCAACAAGCAGAAGAAATGACAGGCATACAACTACTGCCACATAACAACAATCGAAATGTGGTCGTTAGGACAGAGAGAGCCAACCTACCACCATTAACAAATAAAGTAGAAATAACAGACCATCCATATTGTATGCTTGTATTTTCTGATGCACATTTTGAAGGACACGAAACAGTATCATTTAAAATAATGTGTGAGGTATTAAAAGACCTACTTAAAACAAGGCAACTCAAATGTATAGTAGCCAATGGTGATATCATGGATATGTCTATCCTATCTTCTTTTGCAAAGTTTCACACAGAGATAAGACCAAAAGAAAGAACAGTACAAAAAGAAATATATGATTCACAGGCTCAGATAAACAGAATACAAAAGATAATAGATAAGGCTAAATATCCTATCAAGCAATTAGCAACCTTTGGTAATCATGAAACAAGATTATCTAAAGTAGCCATGTCTTGGGGCAGAGCATTTGAAGACTTAGAAGCATTTAAGATATCGAATCTATTTCCTGATTGGGAATGGGCTATGTCTCACTTAATCGATGATACTGTTATGGTCAAACACAGAATGAGAGGTGGGATACATACTGCATATCAAAACTCAATGAGAGCAGGTATCCACATTGTGACAGGACACACACATCAACTTAACTACAGAACTTTTAACACATACTCAACAAGCTCAATGTCAATACAGACAGGACATCTATCAGAATCTTATCATCCATATTTAGAAGATAATGTAGCTAATGATTGGAACAATGGATTCGCTGTAATAACGATTGACCCTAAAGAAAAAACAGTTCATCCTGAACTTGTGCAGGTAAGTAATCTGCATCGTTCAGCTTTCTTTAGAGGTAAAAAATATACAGTATGAAAGAATATCCTCTAGTCATGGTAGATTGGCTAGACCACACAGCAGATGCAAGATGGGTAGAAAACATTGATACATGTGAGCCTGAGTTGTGTCGTACTGTAGGTTGGCTAATTAAAGAAGACAAAAAGTCTTACAAGGTTGCCAATGCAATTACAAAAGAATCAGGTCTAGGTGGCATTTCTGTTATACTTAAATCTTGTGTAGAGGAGATGTGGATGATTGATGTAGAAGATGAAGAAAACTGAAAGGGAGTATTTACAGAAAGTACAAGAATTAGGTTGTATCGCTTGTATTAAACTTGGATATTATGATACACCTGCCGAGATACATCATGTTAGAAAGCTTGGAGAAAAAAGAAACCATTTCAGAGTGATACCATTATGCCCACATCATCACAGGACAAGCAAAGAATCACATCACTTAAATCCAAAATGGTTCAAAGAAACCTTTGGTACACAAGAAGATTTATTAAAAGAAGTTGAGATATTGTTAGATGTCAAAAGTAAGAATCAATAAAAGAAAAGAATACAGAGAACAGCTCAGGATGTTTATATCCATGAGTAATGCACTAAGAAGAAGAATAAGGCAGTTGTTTAAAGATTACTCTGAGTTAGCAGAAAATTTATACAATGATATAGGTGAAATACCACAGGAATACTACGATGACTTTTATAACGATACACTCAACATCTTAAATAGAAATGCAAGAGACATCATTATTTCTGTCGGTAACAGGCAACATAGATTAAGATTAACTAAACAAGAAGAAAATGAAATCGACCCAATCATAGTCAGATATGTTGCTACAGCAACAGCACAGAATGTAAGAAATATTACAGAGACCACTCGTAAGAAGATACAAGCTGATATTTCACTAGGTTTAGAGACAGGGCTATCAACAGACCAAATTGCAAAAAACATTAGAAAATCGACTGCATTTGCTCCAACTAGGGCTACTCTGATAGCAAGGACAGAATCACATCAAGCAATGAACTATGGTAATCAAGAAATTGCAAAAAGATTAGGACTGACAAGACCACTCAAAGAATGGGTATCAGCAATGGATGAAAGAGCAAGGTCATGGCATAAAAATACTGATGGTCAAAGAGTGGAGATTGATAAACCATTTAAAATACTTACACCAACAGCAGGTGGTGGTGTAGCAGAAAAAGAACTGCAATATGCAGGAGACCCACAAGGTGGAGCTACAAATGTTATAAATTGTAGATGTTTTGTAATATACTATGATGAGGGAGACATTGTTGAGTAAAAAAGAAGAAGGCAAGGCAAAAGGTCAAGATTACGAGAACTTCTACACAGAAGGCATAAATAAAGGGCTTTCTAATGCCCAAGCATCACTATATGCCCATGATTTACTAGCTAAAAAGTACAATTATAAGAATCCTTTCACAATTAAACCAAAATCCATATAAAAAACCTTTGACTTATACTTTAAGTATGTAATAATACCCATATAAGGTAATAAAACCTTATATTTAACAAAGGAGAAAATTATGACAAACACACAAGAAAATATAGTATCTAACCCAATAATTGATGAAATCGAAGCACAGCTCGACTTTGAGATTAATAAAAAGAAAGCTAAAATTTATAAAGAAGCAAGAGTATTGCTTATGGGTGTTACACTAGCTAATGCTGTTACACCATACACAACAAGAAGGTGGGGTGAGAAATTCACGAAAGAATTGTCTCGCAGAGTAAAAAGTGTAGACCTCTTTAAATTTCAAACTAAAGTAGAAACAATCAATAAATCATTATCTAAACTAGCTAATGAGCTTGATGACCTTTACTATGTCAAGAGAGGAATACTTAACAATTTCAAAACTGATGGTTTAGCTAAAACTCTTTTAAACATGGTTGAATATAATAAGAGACAACAGAACGATAGAGATAAAGTAGAAAAAGCAATAACTCAGGTCAATAAAATTTTAGGTACTATCTAAAGACATTGTAAATGAGTAAAGAGAGAGCAGACTTAGTTCTGCTCTTTTTTTATTGTTATTATAAGTAGTTTGTTGTTACAATAATCACAATACACTTGACAGGGATTTCGAGTTATGGCTATTGACCAAGAGGACAACATGGAAGTTGAACAAAACATTCTTGATTTAGAATGTGAATACAAAGAAATGGAAACAGAAGATGATGGCTCGTTTGAAGGCTATGCTTCAGTATTCAACAATAAAGACTTAGGCAATGATGTAATCCGACAAGGTGCATTCACTAAATCCATAGCAGGAAGAAAAGCAAGTAGTGTAAAATTACTTTACCAACACAAAACCGATGAACCTATCGGTGTAATAGATTCCCTAGAAGAAGATAAACGAGGACTTAAAATTAAAGGTCGTTTAGCTATGGGTACTCAAAAAGGTAGAGAAGTATTTGAATTAATGAAAATGGGAGCATTAGATTCCATGTCAATCGGCTATAAACTTCAACCTGATGGTTATAAGTACGATGATAAAAACAAAAGAAGAGTAATCAAAGAAGTAGACCTAATGGAAGTCTCAATGGTTACATTCCCAATGAATCCAAAGGCAAAAGTAACGAAAGTTAAATTAGCAGAAATGGATGCTAGAGAGATAGAAGCATACTTGCGAGATGTTGGTGTGATGTCTACGACTGTAGCGAAGCAAACTGCAAACATACTTTATAAATCATATCAAAGTGAAGATTCACTTGAAATGGTTGATGGTATCAAGCAGTTAATCAATAAACTTTAACTAAGAGGACAATTATGTCAGAAGAAGTCAAAACAGTCTTAGATGAGTTAGGTTCTAAATTTGAAGATTTCAAATCAGAAAACAAAACTCGTTTAGATGAAATTGAAAAAAAAGGACATGCTGACCCACTACTACAAGATAAAGTTGATAAAATGTCAGATGACATTGCTGAACTAGCAGAAGTCAAACAAGCACATGAGATTCAACAAAAAAATCTTGAAGAAGCGACAGCGAAAATCGAAAGTCTCGAAACAGTCTTAGCTAGACCAAATGCTTCTGCATCTAAAGATGTAGATATCCAAACAAAAGCATTCGGTGAATGGTTAAGAAAAGGTGAAGTGGATGAAATGGAAAGAAAAGCACTTTATGAATCAGATGATACATTAGGTGGTTTCTATGCTCCTACTGAGTATGTTGCAGACCTTATTAAATCTGTAACAGAAATTTCTCCAATTCGTTCTATTGCGAGAGTAAGACAAACAGATAAAAGAGGAATTGAGATTCCAAAAAGAACAGGTCAGTTCTCTGCATCATTTGTTGCAGAAACAGCTACTCGTTCAGAAACAACAGGCTACACAACAGGCATGATGTCAATCGATGCTCATGAAATGTATGGTCTAGTTGATATCTCACAAGCTATGCTTGAAGATTCTGCTTTCAATTTAGAATCCGAAATGGGTACTGAATTCGCAGAACAATTTGCAAAACTTGAAGGTACTTCTTTTGTTTCAGGAAATGGTGTTGGTAAACCTTTAGGATTTACTGATTCAACAGCAGGTGTTTCTTCTACCAATTCAGGTAGTGGTTCAGCACTTACAGCTAATGGTATCTTAGACTTGGTATATGCTATCAAATCTGACTATCTTGGTAATGCTCGTTTCGTAATGAACAGAACAACTTTTGCTAAACTTCTACAACTAGAAGATGGTGAAGGTCAAAAAATATTCCATGTTGGTTTAAACCTTGTAAATGGTGCACCTTCTACAATAGCAGGTCATCCATATACATTGGCTACAGATATGCCTGATATAGGTGGTAGTGCTAAACCGATTGCTTTCGGAGACTTCTCTAAAGCATATACAATCGTGGACAGAGTAAATCTTTCAGTAATGAGAGACCCATACTCACAAGCTACATCAGGTAACATTAGATATGTTGCTCGTAGAAGGGTCGGTGGAACAGTAGTTCTTGCCGAAGCAATTAGACTACAAAACATTAGTGCATAACAGGAGACAACTATGAGAGATTTATCTAACAACTTAGTTGCTGTAGTGGGAACTGTTCCTGCTGTTGTGACTGCTGATGCTAATGGGACAGCAGTAGACCTACAAGGGTTTGAATCTGCAATGGTTATTGTTAATACAGGTATAGAGGGAGATACTTTATCTTCTTCTGTCAAGTTTGACTTTATCCTTGAAGAATCAGATGACAACTCTACTTATACTGCTGTAACAAGTTCAACATCTGTAACTGAAACTTCTGTTGATAGTAGTGGTATATTTTTAACATTAGATGCAAATGGTGAAACACCACAAATCAAACAAATTGGTTATATTGGTGGAAAACGATACATCAGATGTAAAATTGATGCTACAGGTACTCATTCAAATGGTACTCCAATGTCAATAGAAATAATAAAAGGTAATCCACAGGATTCTGAGGATGCTTAATTAGTCTATAAATAGACTAGGTGGGTAGATTTATCATTCGGTCTACCCACCGATTGAGGTATACTATGACTGTGAGTACAGCATATACTGAGAGAGAGTTAGCTATAATTAAAGCTATCTACAAGATTGACCCAAAGGCTAAATTTAGCATCAAAGGTGGGTTAGAGAATCGTATTGACTTCTTGTATGGTGGTATCATATGGGAATCAGAACCTATTTCATGGGAAGAAGTAGTAGAAAAAATGTATGAATTAGAGGTAAATAAATGAAGATTAAAATGTTAATGGATTCATGTGGTACTGCAAACGAAAGTGGTAATGCTACAAAGATTTATAAAAAAGATGAACAGGTCGAATGTAGTGCTAAGTGGCAACAAGACTTAGCTAAAGTATTTGTAGCTGAAGGACAAGCTATGGAAATTAAAACTGTAGAGCCTGAAGAAAAGAAAGTTACAAAAAAGAAAACAGAAGCAAAACCAAAGAAAAAGAAAGCAGTTAAGAAGTAGTGACATATGGCTCGTACTATCGGAACAGACTTTCAGGCTCAACTAGATAGCTCACAGCTACAACCTTTCTATGCTGTTTCTTTTGGTTTCTCACCAAGCAAATTAAATCTATGGACAGGCTACAATGATATTTTCATAGATTCCGAGACTTATATTGGTTCAGGCAATCTTATAGACATATCACAGATAGAAGAATCTGCTGAGATAAGAGCCACAGGTGTCAAGATAACACTCTCAGGTATTCCATCATCTTTGTTGTCGGAGATTCTTACAGAAGATGCACAGGGTACAGTAGTAGATATTTTCTTCGGTGTTTTAACAACAACCAATAACGAAACAGTCATAGTAGACACACCTTATAAGATATTTGGTGGTTTCATTGATGTTATGACAATAGTGGAGAATGGTAATGAAAGTCTAGTATCTGTATCAGTAGAAAATGCACTCATTACTTTAGAAAAAGCAAAAGACAGAAGATACACAGACCAAGACCAAAAGAATTTATTCGCAGGAGATAAAGGTTTAGAATC